AGAACAATTATTACAACTAACATATAGAAATCCTCTAATAGTAACAGTAAAATGTCCATCAGTAAAAGGTGGAATGTTAGAAAATGCAAAATTTAGAGTGAGTAAAAGAACAAGTGAAATGCATACAACAGGTAAGGATGAAGACACTTCCAAATCAAAATGGAAAGTGTCTTTTAATCTAATGCAAAAAGAATTAACAGCACAGCAAAAACAGACAGTATCAAATGCGTAGGAGGGCTTGAAATGTATAATACAAGTCAAAAATGGAAAGAAAACATATATAAAAATGTACAAAGCATATTAAATATTTATATAGATGACGTATTAATTAATCCAGATTATGTTTTGGACTTTAAGGTAGGGCAAACACTATTTGAAGAAAACTTGGAATTAGGAAGTACAACTAGTAAATATATAGAATTTAAAATATATAAAGAAAAAATGCCTCAAAATATGAAAAAGGTAAAAGTAGATTATGGAATATTAATAAACAATAGTTTAACAGTAAGGCAAGTTAATTCGATGTTATTAGGAAAGCTAAAAGGAATAAAAGTAAGAAGTTTAACTAAAAACAATGGAGAATATGAAATAATACCAATAGGAATATTTAATATAGATGAATATAAAGAAAATGACGATAATACATTAACTATAAAATGTATTGATAATATGTCAAAATTTGAGTTTAATTACGATGGAAGTAGTTTAACATATCCAGCAACTTTATTAGAGGTATTAAAAGGAATATGCTTAAAAGCAGGAGTAGAATTGGGTTCTACTTCTTTTTTGAATTGCGATGAAAAAATATCAGTATATGATAATACAGTAAGTGCTAGGGAATATATAGGATATATTGCAGAAAGTGCCGGAGGATTTGCTTTTATAGGTAGAGATGGAAAATTGTATATAAGAAAAATATATCAGGATGAACAAGAAATACCACTAGAACTATTTGGAAGCTATAAATGGGGAGAGGAATTTCAAATATCTAAGCTATCATATGAAGATGGTGTTAGAAGCTATAAATATGGAGATACAACTAGAAATAATCTATGGATAAATCAAGAAAATATGTTTATTACAACAGCAAATCAAATTCAAAATATTTACAACCAGGTAAAAGATTTAACAGCGAATAGCTTTGAGGGAAAAACGATAATAGATCCAGCACTAGATGTAGGAGATAAAATTATTATTGATGGAAAGCCAGTAATATATCAAGGAGAATTAGATTATCAAACAAGATTTATAGCTGATATAAAAAGTACAATAAGTACAAAACAAAAGCAAGAAACTACAACTAAAAAAGAAAGTCAAAAAGTTTTGAATAGAAGGGTACAAAGCGAAATAAATCAAATTGATGGAAAAATAACACAATTAGTTCAAGAAACAACAGAACATGAAGAAAAACTAACAGAGCATAAACAAACATTAGATAGTATAAATGATAAAGTATCAAATATAGCAGATTTAACTGAGAATGCAACAGGAGTAACTGAATTAACATTGAATAATTGTATAAATGGTGAATTATTAACGTTAAATATATATGGAAATAATACAGTATTTAAATATCAATTTATGAGCGATGAATTGCTTTTTGGAGATAATGTTACATTAGGAAAAGATGCAAGTATATTAATAGTAACAGATAAAGAGAATAATTCAACAGAGTATAATTTAAATGTTATAGATGAATTAAGACAGAATGGAGAAGTACGAGATGAATATATGATAAAAAGTGGACAAGCGCAAATAATAAGAAGAATAAATAGTGATGGGACAATAAAAAATAATGAAGAAATAGAAGATATAGGAGAAATACATATAGTACTACAAGAAGGAGTAAATATACTTAAAATAAAATATTTTAATGCAGAGATACAGGCTAAGTGGGCGACAAAAAGTGATTTAGCAAATACATTTGCAACTAAAGTCGAAATGAATACTAGCATTTCGCAGACATCATCACAAATAATGACAGAAGTTAATAAAAAAGTAGACAATGCAGAATTTGGAACTAAAATGATACAAGATTATGAAAGTGTTCGAATTGCATGGAATAAAATATCAGATTTTATAAAGATGATGGTATTTAATAATAATGCAAGTTTGTGTCTTGTTGATAACAGTAATAACGTTATAGCAAGTTTTGACAAGGAAGGAGAACATTTTTATAAAAGTGGAGAAGTAACACCATTTGGTGAAATGGGAGTACAAACAGTAGATGATAAACAATATATAGCCTTTTCAGTAGAAGGAGAGTACGAAAAAGATATAGATAATGGAATGGCATGGGGAATAAAAACGAAATCGGATGGAAAATTCTATCCGATTTTTTATATAAAAGATTTCAGTATGGGAGCAAAAAATTCAGATACTTGGGGAGGAAGCCTTGTTTTAACTGCTTGTGATATTTTGCTTAATGGGATAGGAACAGGAATTACAACTGGAGGAGTCCGAATAGAAGGAGATCCAGCAGGAGGAGCACTATATTTTTATGATGTTAATACTAACAATATGATGATGGGAATTTTTCCACAGCAAGGAGCTAGATATGAAACGATTAACATACTTGATAAGATAAGTTTTTTTAAAAATCAAGCTGGAAGCAATAGTTTCAGAATAGGAACAGAAGATTGTAATTGCTTGTTATCAGACGAAGGTCATATAATGCGGAAAAGAAATTTATGCAAGTGATCGTTTTCAAATAGGTGCCAAAATAACTATTTTTAATTCTGGATTAGTAGCTGGAAGTGTAAACTTCGGAGATATCCCTAGCTATTTGGGAAATAAACTGGTGTATGGAGCATCAGGACATGAATATCATGTACATTGGATGTCAAGTGGAAAGTTGGTCTTTTATGTAGATGATACAGATGTTGGAACATTATCTGATAAAAGATTAAAAAGAGAAATACAAAATATAGATGATGATTTAATAAAAGCAATAGAAGAAGTTGAAATGAAACAATTTAAAGTGGATAACAGAAATGGATTAATAACGTTTGGTATCTTAGCACAAGATTTAGTAGAAATATTTAAAAAGTATAATAAGAATCCGCTTGACTACGAGATAGTATATGAAGTTCAATACAAACAAAATGATGATACAATGTATTATTCAGTTGATTATGAACAATTTTTAATATTAAAACAAAAAGCAACTGATATAAAAATGCAAAAACAACAAAAAATAATAGAACAATTACAAGAAAAAATAAAAGAATTGGAGGAAAAAATAAATGGATAAAATTAATTTTCAAGACGGTGTTACAAAAGTAAGCGCAGAAACATTTAATCTCTTTCAGGAAAACATAGAAAAAGCTATACAAGCAATGATACAAGCAGAAAATCCAATCGGTCATATAAGGATGGAAACAACAAGTGTAAATCCATCGGCTTATCTAGGCTTTGGAACTTGGGAGTTGTGGGGAAAAGGAAAGGTTCCTGTTGGTGTGGATTCAGGTGACTCTGACTTTAATACAGTAGAGAAAACAGGAGGATCGAAAGTACATAGTCATGATTCTGGAACATTAAAAGCAGGATTTAACATGTTTTATACATCTAATCCAAGCCGAGTTTATATGGATTTTAATTCTACTATAAATGATGTTACGTTTAAAGAAAATAGGAGAGCCTTTTTAGGCGGAAGTGATGTAGGGCTAGACACTATAAGTCATGATGAAAATTCGACAGAAGGTTTGGGAGTATTTGGAAAGACTAGTGATAGTTCAAATGTACAGCCATATATCACATGCTATATGTGGAAACGTATAAGTTAATCAATGTATATTTTAAAATTAGAAAGGGTAGAAAGATGTCAAAAGAAACAGAAAATTTAAAATTATTTAAATGGGATACAACCAGTGAAACAGATTTAAATAATAAATTTGATATTGAAAAAACACTTAATGAAAATTGGGAAAAACTAGATATTAATGCAGGGAATATACAAGAAGAATTAGAAAACTTAAGAAATATAACCAATATAATGCCATCTGTGAATCAAAAAGGTGAGAATATAACATTAAATAATACGGCAAAAAATGTGAAATTTAGAAAGTTTGGAATTGGTGGAAATGTAAAGCAGGAGACGAGAGAAGGGTATAATCTATTAAATGCTAATTTACCATATACGACATCAAGTAGTGGAAATACAATCAAGTGGTTAGGAAAAGAAAATATTCCAAAGATGGAAGTTAATAAATACTATTATTTACATGGCAAATTTTCTGATGGAACCATATTTTCAGGAGCACATGCTGCATTTGTAATAACAGATAGTATGGGACAAATTCTAAATAAAACATTTGGAAGTTCATTTCAAAATACAGTGGATATATCAAATGCTATTAACTGTTATATTTATACAGACTCTACATATGTAAATAAAACAGTAACAGAAGTTGCGATATATGAAGGAAAAGAAAATAAAGCTTACGAACAACACGGAGCAAGTCCTTCACTAGACTATCAAAGTCCAATAAAAACTGTTGGTAGTAATATAAATATATTTGATATTACAAAGTATGATTATAGAAACTTTAATGAAGCTAGTGTAGAAATTACTGACAGTACTAATTTTAGAATAATTGCAACAACATCGAAAAACGCAAACAATGCGGTTGGTTTTAAAATAATGGATTTAACAAAATATGCAGGTAAAACACTAACTTTAAAAACAAAAGTAAAATCTAATACAAGCACAAACAAAGGATTTTTAGTATTAAGACAAAATAATACGGATTATACTGGAACAAAATCAAATGAAAAATATGATGAAACTCAGAATACAACAGACGGTGTAATTACATTGCAATATAAAGTAGCAGATACTATAAATGATAGTAATAGATATTTGTTCATATGGTTTTATGCAACGCGAGGAAGTAATTGCAATATAAATGATTATGTGGATTATACAGTTAAGATGGTTGAGGGAACAGAGGCAGGAGAGTATAGTAAATATAATCAAGGTAGTACCAAAATAATAATAGAAAATTCTGATAAGACACAAAAACAAGAGTATATTATACCAGTGCAGAATGAAATGCTAGAAGGAGATTATTTTGATTGGAATAATGAAGAAGAAGTGCATGGATGGAAAAAAATTATATTAAATGGAACTGAAAACGATTCTAATTTTAGTGTAGAGAGCAATGGAGAATATGCAGCAATAAATTGCTTAAATATTTTAGAAAATGGAAAAAAAGTAGACGAAAACAAA